TCTAAAAAATCCTTTGTGAATTTTTCAGCGTCTTCTCCGTCTATTTTAGTTGTTGTAGAAATTGATCTTTCATCATACATCTCCGTGTTTGCAAAAAAGTTTGATGATAGTGCGTTTTGTAATCTATCAACTGGCTTCTCTAAACCTTGACCTCCTATAAATGAAACTTGTAAACTTACATTAGCAATCATTGGTTGTACACCAATTCCTTCTGGATTTAAATCCCATGTACTATCATCATATGTAATTCCAACATCTCTAATAATAACTTTAGAATGGTAAAAATCACCGATTCTTAAAACACAAACAGGTGGTGGACCAAATGAAGTATTTCTCGCACCCACATCTAATGGGTCTGAGACTCCTTTAATTGGAATTGTATCTCCAGGTCTTACACATTGTAATAAGAATGTTAATCTACTATTTAAACCTTCCGGTGTTGTTGAGTGAAAACCCGGATGAAAATATTTTAATTTTTCTTTTAATGAAGTAAACGCAACTGGAGAATCTTCTTCTAACTTTTTAAAGTAATAACATTCCGATAATGTTTTCATGATGATTCTCTTCATCACATCTATTGTGGGTTTTCTATTTGGTATAGTCGTTGTACCGTCGGGTGAAATTGTTGTTATAGGAACGGGTATATTTGGTATAACAATTTCCTGTGGTTGCTCTGGATTCTTCTTATATTCAAATTTAACTCTAGCTTGTCTACAATAAAATGCAATAGGTGCGGTTTTCTTTAAACCCTTTGTAGTTGTTATTACTTGGTTACAATTAAGATTTTCCTTACCTCCATTATTTTTTACACTTGAGTCTTCACCATTGGTACTAAAAATAAATTTAATTTTACCTTCCCCTTCATAACCAAAGTCTTTAAGTGTAAATTCTTTAGTTAGTTGTCCCGTACCTGTTTTTTCAAATTTCTTTAATGTGTCTATAGTAAACCAATTTTTTGTTAAATCAGGTTTAGTTCCATTATTGGCAATTGAATCAAATATATCTTTAAAAATTGCATACCCTCTTCTAACACCTAAATAAAAGTTATAGGTATTATCCGCAACTTCTGATGTTGATGTTGATACTAAAAAAGTAACTTCTTGTACTGTTTTACCTGATAAGTCATTTTTTAATGCAGTTATTTTAGTGTTATATTCAGTATATCCACTTTGTAATTCATTAAACGCAACATTTATTTTATCCTTTTCTTTAACGATTAAATCAGCAACGGTTATTGTATTATTATTTGTTGGGTCTTCTTTACCAAAAATAACTGTTAAATCTTTTTTACCTGCAGTTGTTCCTGATATTGCAAACAATTCATTTAAATCATCACCCAATCCATTTATATGACCATTTTTATTGACAAAATATTGATCATAATATAACTTATAATTCTTGGTTGTTATATTTTTTACGCCATTTTCAATTAAAGGATAATCGTTTTCAAAATAAAATCTATTATCAAATTGTACAGTTACATCCTTCCCTCCATTTTGTCCTTTATCAGGTTTAGGGAATGTAACCGGTGTTGTGGTATATTTGTATTTTGCAATTTCCTGTGGTGGTTTAGAAGAATTTAAATATAGTTTTATAAGATTAATATCGTCACTATCTAAAGTTGTATACGTTTGTATTAAACTATAAAAATCAATTTCTTCACATCCCGCAAAAAATGCGTTTATGTAGTTATCAGCTTCTTCATCTGACATTCCTTTAAAGTGTTCTCTAACTAATAAATTTAAAATACTTGGGTGATCGACAACAACTTTAAAAGATATTGTACCACTTCTTGATGTATTTTGATAAGTGTAAATTGGTTCGGGTCTTCCTAAAAAAGAGTTCTCCTCCCATTTTGCACTATTTTGTTCGTTCATTTTTAAATCATATGGTGGGAACCACATAACACGACCTCCGTTATTTCCTCTTTCACAAGCGGGTAAATCGGTAACTTTAAACCCATCTCTATTAGATGTTTTCCAAGCTAAATTCTCAATTGAGAACATATACTTCTTAGCATAAAAACCTCCTCCGTATGGATACTTGTCAACTATATTTGTTGACCCTTCAAAAGATTTATTACCATTAGACATTGGTGCGTAATTTAAATTCCAAGGTTTACTTCCACCTCCCATTACGCTACCGTCAAATTTTCTTACATTACCGGTTCTTTTCATGGTATCGGAATAGTGCATATATGACCTATCCTTTGTCCACACTCTACAATATTCAATACCACTTTCTTCACCTGAAAATTTATTTGTGTATTTGATTGCAGAACCTTTTGATATTTTTACATCACCTTCTCCAAATGCTCTACTTGTTTGGTCTATTACGTGTCCAACATGTGAAATTGAACTTCCATCAAAAGGCATTGAATCTAAAATTTCCTGTGTACTTCCTAATATAGAATCTTCTCTAAAATTAAATGCTGTGGATTTTGAATCGTCAAATGTTGATGATTCACTTCCCCATTCTTTATTGCCTGAACCTAATTTATTTTTAGAATTTCTACTAATCCATGTAAGATTACCAGTAATTTTACCTCCCTCGGTAATATTCTTACTTCTGTGAAATAACTCCGCAGAAACTTTATCAAACATTAATGAAAGATAATATGGACTTCTAACGGGTCTATCATTAAAATCACCCATTGCATATTTTACATCTTCTCCTCTATCATCCCCTATATATGCTTTTCCTGCTGGAGCCTCAACACCTAAAATATTTTTTACACCTTGTGCCGCTTTATCAATAAAATTAAATAATTTTGAAGTGTTTTGTGATCTTGCGGTTGTTGTATAATTTGGTGCGTATTTGTTAAATGTTAACGTGTCATATAATCTATTTTTTTGACCGTCACCCATATATTCTATTAATAAGTCCGAAGGTTTTCTTGATAACCTTGGTCTTCTTTTTATACCAATTAATGAACCTAAAACACCTGTAACATCTTGATATAATTTACCAATTTCAGTTCTTGCTTGTGGTCTTATATTAATAGGATTTGCAGGATTTGATAAATAATCTCCTGGTATTTCACTAAAAGGTAATTGTGTTCCTGAAACAGTTTGTAAAAAATCTATCGCTTTACCCGGTAAAGTTTTTGCAACTGTAATTCTATTGTTTGGGTCAACCAATGGTTCTCTACCCGTAACTATGTTAAACGCGGTTGAGGTATTGCCATTAAGTGCATCCAATAATCTTAATCTACCATTTGTCGCTGTATCAATGTTTCTTGATATTCTTGAAAGAACGGGTCCATCAGGATTATTTTTAATATTGTTAGCCGCAAATTTAAACAATTCAGATTCACTATCGTATGATGATGAACCCATAATACCAACTAAATTATATGTTGGTGTATTTGTTGGGAAATAAGGATAAAGATTTAAACCATTACTTCTTCTTTGTATTAATACCGTATTTAAATCTTCAATAATTAAATAATTGTCAGAAGGTTGATTAACATTTAAATTAGATATATTATCAACTTGTGTTTTTCTACTTGTAGAATCATTTAAAACAACATCTCCAGTATCTTTATTGGACATATCACTTAACTTATCAACTGAAAATGACGTATTACTAAAAGTCTGTGGACCATTAGGTACATTAAGTGTTTTACCTAATATATAATCTCTGAATTTTTTAGTCGAATTAAAGTCTAAGTAACTTGGCATTATATTTTATAATAAATAGATTTATTTAGTTTTTTGGTGGTGTTGTATATTCGTCATTACCCGTGTTTATAAAATCGTCTTTTATGCTTGAGTCTTTTATAATTTGTCTTGACCAACCGTCAATTAAAGGACCATTAGATTGAAGAGCAATTTCAATTTTTTTAGTTATTGTGGTATTTGCGGCTGCTTGTTTGGCTTCCGCAGCTTTCTTTTCTGCTTCCGCAACATTCATCGCACTTGTTTGTGTTGTGGCAGCACCTTGAGTTTTTGGGGTTTCACCCACTATGTTTTTTATGAAGTTTCTTGCCATTGCATTGAAATCGTCCATCATTTCTATTTCACCCTTAGCAACATTATTTGTCATTTCTTTAACAAATTTTTGAGTGTCTTCTCCCGTCATACCTGCAGCCTCAGCTGCAGATTTAAACGCTTTAACTGCTTGACCTCTAGTTGTTGCCGCTAAAAAGGCCACATCTCTTTGTATATTTTCAGTGGCACTTAACTGTCCTCTCGCAATGTCTTCTGTAGACATTTTTTCAAACGCCTTTTGGTTTGCTAATAATGTTGTTTTTTGTGCGTCGGATAATTCTTCTAAAATAACTTCTGTTTGTCCACCTAATTCGCTCATTAAAGATTTAGGAACTTCAATAACCATTTTACCATCTTTCATTTGTGATAAGTTAGTTAAGAATTCTTTTTCTTTATCTTCCATTACCAGTCCACTTGTCATTAACGCACTCGCAGCTGCAGTTCTTTCTGAAGCCGCTATTGCACCTTTTGCTAATTCTTGATACGATATTCCTAATTCACTCGCCATCGCTTTGGCCTTTCTTAGGTTAACTCCTGTAATTTCAAATCTACCTTGTTCTTGATTATATGTTGTTAATGAACCAGCGGCACCTATTAAAGCATCTTGTAATCCTTCCACATTATTAGTTGCCATGTACATTAATTTTATTGGGTCACCAAAGTCTCCCATTGCACCACCCAATACAGATAAGTTTGCACTTAATTCTAATGCACCTTCAGGACTAAACACCTTCTCTGCAACTTGATAAACAGAATCCATACTTATTCTAAATTCAAGTGATTTTTGAACCATTCTATTTAACCCTTGTACACCATTTGCAAATCCAAATTCATTTAATTTTCCTAAATTGTCTCTTAACTCTTGTGTTGTTCTTTTACTATTCAAACCTAAAGTTAATGAGGATTTACCCGCTTTGTCAATTGCCTTTGTTGCGTCTGAAGCCCCAAGACCAACTTTTTCAAATTGACCAAATACTCTACCCATTTCATTTAAGTCTCCAACAAAAGACCTTGCGGTTTCCGCTGCTTGTTGGATGGTTCCTTGTGAAATAAGATTAAATCTACCCGATTCTGACATCATATTTGTCATCATATTAGACAATTGGTCAATACCATATCCTAATCTAAGTACAGATGGATATGCGGCAACCATTTCCTCTCTTAAACCTTTTGAAAGTTCTCCTTGCATACCAACTTTTTCGTTGATATCTGTTCTTAATTGTGCTTCTTGTGATAGTTGAGTAGCAATTGCAGATCCAATATCTCCTAATGCTCTTTCGGCCATTCCCATTAATCCTCCTGTAGTTTCACCCTTTTTATTAATGATGTCTAACATATCATTAATTCGATACATTTCCTTATCATCGTATTGAGAGGTTTGTGTTTTTTGTGTATCTAATCCTGCTTTCAATATATCTACAAACTTATTACCTATATTTTGTTTAGGTGATGTTGTATTTGTTGACGATGTTGTACTTGTTGACGATAGGTCTGCATCTTTATAAAATTTCTGTTTTGCCGCTATGGTTGCACCATCCGCATTTTTATCGATGTTTTTTTTGTAATATTCCTCAAACCCGTTTGGGTTGTTTCTCGCTAAATCTTGTAATCTCTTATCGTCTGCCATATCATATAAATAGATGTTTAATTATTTCCACCTTCTAATGATATTAAATATTGTATATAATAACGTCTGATATATACGGGCATAGAAAGGATATCTCCATATGAGAATCCTCTTTTAACTAAAAATAAAATCTCGTCTAATTGACCTTTTTTATAATCCGTAGAAAGGACGAAAAAACTCAACCCCGAATCCAATTTCAATTTGGATTGTGTCTCCTGACGGGGTGGTTGCTGTTTGGGTTAAGTTTAACCCTGGTTTATTTTCATTGATAAATTTTCTAAAATTTTGTGAATCTTTAATTGGTAGATTTTCAATAAAGTTTCTAATATTCATTAGGTCTTTATTACCAGCAACTGATCTAATCATCATCTCAAGTTGTTTGGTTACAATTGGAGCCACTCCATTACCATTCCAACTATCTCTAATTGCGTCTATTTCCTTTTCTTGTTTTTTTGTTAAAAATTTAAAGGTGATGTCAATTTTAGATTTTTCCATAAAATATTGGTACTCACCATTTGAATCTGTTACCAATTTAAAATCTTTTGTTTTTACTGTTGATAAATCTAATTCAAAATCAAACTGTTCCCCTGTTTTTGGGTCTGTTGATGTAACTTTATAATCACTACCAAATGAGGTATTTCTTAAGAATATTAAAATAGCTTGTCTATCTTCTTCAACTATATCATCGATAGGTAAATCCTTATCTAAAATTTTTCTTTTTAGTAATTCATCAACAACTTTATTTGTTGCGATTAAACTTGGGGATGATAAGATATTCTCATCTGCCGCGGTTAAGTATGCGATTCTTACCGATTTTTTGTTATTTGTATAATGAATACCTCTACTTGGTAATTCAACTACGTCATAAGCAATGTTGGGGTCAATTCTAAATTCTTCCATAGTACAATTTAAACTATAAGTAGATTAAAGTAAAGTTTTTGCATAAAAAAAACCGATAACCCATTAGACAGATTTACTAATTTGATTATCGGTTTTAATATTAAATAGAAACTATTAGTATACTTGAATACAACGGTCCATTCTCAAACTACAAGTAATTTGAGCTAAAGCATCATTGTTGTAATCTAAATCACCAAAGTTTAAACTTGTTAAGAAACAACCTTGGATAATCCACTTTTCAACAACAACACCCGTTGGGTCAAGCATTTCAAGTTCAATGTCTTTTTTGTATCCAGCAGCATATCCCATTCTACCTGTTACTGATTCTGCGTGTAAACGGAACCATTCCATTAATGCTTGAGAAGCTGAAGGACCGATTGGGTCTTTGAAAGTAACACTCATTTCTTCCCAAGTAAATCTACCAGCAACATAAGTTGAAGTATTCAAGAAAGGAATCTCTGTTGAGTTAATTTTAGCTGAAGGTCTTTTTGTAGAAGATACGTACCACTCGTTAATTCCCAAAGATGAAGGGAATCTAAGAATAAATCTGTTCTGTCTTTTCGGTTCGTAAGGAACCGGCATTTTCATTAGTAAATCTGCCATTTTGTATTTGTTAAATTTTTTGTTATTTTATACTTCTTATAAATATATGTTATTTGGAAATAAATTTATTTTTGGTTAGGTACTTGATTTTATCAATTATTTTTCGTAGTTTTTTACAAACCCTCCAGTAATCTAGTTCCAGTAATAAATAATATATCTAGTTTTTAATAATTTATTCAATATTAAATAAATACTAGTATAACCGGTTCTAGATTATACTAGTATATACTGGGTGCAGTAAAACAATCCAATCATTATACAAAAGGTTCCACATGGAACGTTCCACAAATAAAGAAGGAGGTCCAAAGACCCCCTTCCTATTTTTATATCTCCTTTTAGATTAGATATTCTCAAATGAAGCTCCTGTTGGGGTAATTACAAATTCAACATCAATAAATTCAAGAGAACGAGTAGGCTTAATGTAAATTTTACCTCTCAATGTGTTTGCATCAATATCTTCTGGATCACTAGAAACAGTAACTTTGAATTCGTACAAACCTCTTTCCTTTTTAATTGAATCCAAGATAGGGTTAACCAATCTTAAGAACTCTTGTCTTACTTGCTCGTCATTTTGTTCAAATAACAATCTTATCGCAACTGCTGAAATTAATTTTCTTGCTCTCAATAATAATCTTCTTACGTTGATTCTATCCAATGCAGATTCTTTTACTTGAAGTGTTTTGTTACCCCAAATAATTGTACCAGTATCAGAGAACGTTGCGATTGGATTAATTCTATTTTTGTAAAGTTCGTCTCTTTCATCAAGAGTTAACTTCTTTTTAGCTTTAATTGCATTTACCAAACCTCTTGAATAACCCGCAACTGCGAACCAAGGATAAGAAACATTGTCAGTTAATGCGATATTCTTCAATACCTCACCTGTTGGTGGGATATATATTTGAGTTGCATTATCCGTATCTCTTACTTGAATCCAAGGCCAATACGTTGCGGAATAGTTAGAATCAATAGATGCTATATCTAATTCCTCAACAACATCAGCCGCACCAGTTGTTCCCGTAATGTTAGGAGAGTTCATTATATATAATGAATCTGCTCTGTCATTCTCAATCATATCAATTGCTTGATTAACTAAAGAACTGTGATCACGGAAGTTAATACCTGGAGTAGCGAATACGTTAATATCAATCGCTTCAGGGTTAGAAAATGTGTTTATGGCATCTAAGTAAGCATAATAGTCAGAGTTCCCTGTATCATCATTAAACACCCCACTATACGCACCAGTTGTTTTGTTATTGGAGTAAGTTGTTTTACCAAATATATAACTATCAGTGTTAGTTCTTGATGTTCTATAGATATCCCAACCATCTGTACCTCCACCTGTTGCAAATGTAAATTTACGATACGCGATATTTTCTAACGCTCCTTTTGTTGTACCTTCTAAATCATAAGGTGTACATTGGTATGTAGTTCCTGTAATATTAGCAGCATTAAGAGATAAGTGGAAACCAAAAGTCTCCGTATCACCGTCAATACCTTTATATTTAAATAAATCCTCATCAAACCCAACTTGGGATGATAATCCTAACATTACTTTCTTTACCTTGTCACCTGACTCAATATTTTCAGTACCGTCTGCGTTATATGTTACTACATCGCCAGCGTCAATATATTCAGTTTTATAAATAACACTACCTAATGTTGTTCCACTAAAGTTTGTATTATTAACAAATCCTTTAAATCCCGCAGGAAAAGCATCTGATGGATGATTATCTGCTAAAGATAACATTACATATTTTGAACGTAATTCGTATTCACCATCAGCGGTACCTATTTTTCTACCAACAAAACCTGGCATTTCAGGGTTCATAGAACATCTTGAATATTTCTCAAGAACGACCATATTGTCATCAGCATCATTAAAATCACGAACAACAATATCAAATTCACCTGAATCTAAATTAATGTTTTGGATTGTTATTTTAACTTGGTAGTTAGAATCTTCACCATCTGAAATTGTTATTACCTCAAATAAATCTGAAACTTCACCACCACGAACTTCTGAAACCACCATTGGTGATATAGATGTTGACCATTGACCGATAAAATTATCACCCTCATTATTAAAAACTTTAGTTGTGCTTAAACCTCTAATTAATCCTCTTTCATAGGCGGATTTAACTAAATTAGGATAAGATTCATAAACATAAAGAGGAAAATCATTATATGATTTATCAAAAACATCAGAACCTAATACTTTTTTAATATATTTTGATGATGTTGTATCTAAAGTACAGTTAAATGATTTTGCACCCCCTGTTGCTCCTGTAACACTAATTTGGAATTCACCCAATGGGTTTAATTCAATATCTGTAACTTCAGTTAATGAAACTTGTGTAGTTCCCGTTACCTCATAAGTTAATATCTCTGAAGCGTAACGACCTCTTGATCGTAATGTCACCACAGATATGTTATTGTAATCAGTATTTACTTCAGCACCATATGTGTATTTTACAACATCAAATCTAGTACTACCTGAAGTCCACACAAATTTATATGAATAAACATAATTAATTGTTGCACCTGAATTAAAGAAAGTATTGTACCATTCTTTATTATTAGGTGTTACACTGTTTAGTTTACCAGTTAAAGGTGACACCACTTCTAATGTTGTACTAGGTAATGTTACACCTGATGGTATTAAACCAATTGTGAACCATTTACCGTTATCTGCATTTGTAAAACCACTAAAATTTGAAACAATGTAACTTGTTATTGATACTCCCTCTGTTGAGGTTTTACCCGATAACTCACCGTATATTGTACTTCCGGTAATTGTTGCGGTTGTTGCGGACATAGTAATTGTTTGACCTGTTCCGCCACTATAACTCGCATCCCAAGTTGCTCCTGTTGGTGAGATACCACCTAATGTTTTTATTGCGAATGTTTTACCTGCATTATATCCAGTCAGTCCAAGTACTCTTGTTACGAATAATTGATTTGACTCTTGTAAATAAGATTTAGCTACGTAAGGTAATTCATATTTTGGGTTGTTAGAACCGTCTCCGTATTTTTCTGGAGAGGTGCCGCCAAAATATGTTTTGAATTCGTCGAAGTCTCCTATTAAAATTGGTTCGAAGGCTGGACCTTTTAAGGTTTCACCTACTAATCCCAATGTTGTTACTCCGACACTTTGAGCCACGAATGTTAGATCCTTCTCAGATGTGTAGACACCTGGAGAAACGAATACTCTGTTTGAATTTGCCATCGATTGTTGTTTGGTTAATTATTTTTATTAGTTATTCTATAAATATCTTTGTTTTTACCAAAGATTTCCGTACTTTTCTTAAAAAAGATAGATAATTATCTTTTTATATCTTTTAATATCTTTTAATATGGAAAACAATCAGAAAAATGTAAAAATCAGTGAAAAACACCATGAGATGTTAAAAACACACTGTGAAAAGAGTGGATTAAAAATTTACAAAGTGTTAGAAAAATTTATTGAGGACTTATGTAAACCTAAAAAGAAGGACATTTATGGAGATGATTAATGAAGATATGTAACCCCTATTCTTGATCCTACCACAGGTGCCCCACCTAATGTAATCTTTTTACTACTTGTAATATTAAAACCTAATCCTTCTTCTTGTAATAGACCATTTATGTCTATGGTCACAATACTATTGATATTATTATTTAACGTAAATTCCAATGTTGTACCATTATATGTAAAATATTCTGTTGAAAATTGTAATGTGGTACCATAGTTGTCGATAATTACACTATTTCTACCCTTATAATATGTTATTGCTATTGAACTACCTTCAGGTGGAGGTTCAGAAAATGTAATTTTTGATGTGTATGCAACATGAAAATAATCCGTGTCCCTTTCTTGTACAAGTCCATTAATGGACACATTGAATAATGTTCCAATACTCTCACCAACACTAAACTGCGTTTGAATCCCATCGGCAGGAAAAGTGGCCACAGTCAAATCAATTAATTTATTAATAAATTTTTTACTACCTTGTTTCTGATCTATAAATTCATTTAATAGAAAAAACCTACTAATTGCTGGTTTAACCTCAAATTCTTCACTATCTATTAAAATACCCAACATTACAAATTTATAATTTTGGATATAGAATCTACGACCATCAACCGTATCAACAGGACTATTATCTTCAATACCCTCTAAAACTATTGGTATGTAATGTCCTTTTACAGATGTATAAGCCTGTCTTGATGAGAATTTTTGTAAAACAATTTTATTAAATTTATTTAAATCTCTAAATTTATGACACACTATTGTAACCTCAAAAGTTATATCCACAGCAACAGGTTGTGGCATTTTATATACATCAGCCCCAATTTGTGTTCCGTTCCATGTTGGTACAGATGCGTAGTGAAATGTTCTTCTATCTGGAATTGTTCTTTGTGTTGCGGGATTTGTACCTGGCTGAACGTCAGGTTTTCTAATAGTTGCAATAAATGGAACTTTAACATTACCGTCATCATCGGAAAACTCCCAATTGTTTGCAAATTCACCCCATCTTTGTATTGTAAGTATCTTTGGTATAATTGGGATTTGGACTCCATCAGATATAACAACAAAATTTGTTTTTATAAAATCTAACATCCCCCCATCTAAATCATCATGAAGTATAGAATCGGGTAGAAAAGAATCTGACTTGGTAATCCTATCCAATAACTCCTGTCTTCTCTCCATAACCTGTTCACCTTGGTACGATTCTTTCGCACCACCATAAACATCAATATTGTTTTTTCTTTTAGGTATTCCCATGTTATACTCCTCTAAATTCGTTTTGTTGTGTTGGTACGCAAACTATAGTTCTATAATGTGGTTTGAATCCAAACATTTTGTGTTTATTGTCTGAGGTTACCTTACCATCATTTGAGACAGTATAAAACCTCAATTTCTCCTCCGAATCGGGATAACCAATATAATCACCGTATTTAATATCTACATTCAATTCTTCTAAATGTGTTATATAAACTGACAATGTTAAATTTCCTGGTTCATTATATCTAACCATACCACTTTTATATGTAACATTTTTTGGTTCTTCTATTTTAACCAATGCATTAATCTCAACAGGTGGAAAGTACTTTATCTCATCCGCACCGGCTTCAGCATAAACTGCATCATTGTCTGTTTTACTTCTATCAACACGATAAAGGACTAATTTCATGTTTAAATCCCCATGAAGATATTCCCTACCCATTTGAACATTGATATCGAAGTCGTCTTGAGAGAAGAATTTAGACAATCTGGTAATTGGTAATTTATTGTTCATATCTTAATAAATAGTTTAATCTTACGTTCTAATTATTTATATTTTAATATGGAAACAAAGATTCCCGAAATTGAGGCTAGAAATATACTTTCAACATATGAAGGTTCAAATAATCAATTATTAGATTGGAAGAGAAAATTTAAAGACATTAAGAATTTTAAGTTAACAAGACCTCAATCTGAATATGTACAGAAATATCATGAAGTAACTCCAAAAATTGCTAGAAAACATATTAATATTGTTACTACGTTTGGTGAAAAAATAATGGAGGACAGATTATTAACAACTCCACCAACCAAGATTTGGTGTGAAAAATTATTATGTGAATCGGATAAAGCGTTTCATATATGGGGTAAAGTTTTAGAGGTTGACCAATTAAGTGCAATGTGGTTACCAAAGGCTGCGGTTGTTCAAGAAGAAAAAAAATTAGATAGGGTAATTGATTATACTAAGTACAATTCAAGACCTCCAATGGAACACCAAAAAATTGCAATTGAAAAATTATTAGCTAATGATAAGTTTATTTTAGCGGACGATATGGGTCTTGGTAAAACAACATCCGCAGTTATTGCATCGTTAGAAAGTAAAGCAAGAAAGATACTTATAGTATGTCCCGCCTCTTTAAAAATAAATTGGGAAAGGGAAATAAGAAACTATTCAGATGGAAAAGTTTTAATTGTCGAAGGACGTAAATGGGGTTCTACTTTTGATTTCTACATTATTAATTATGATATTATTAAGAATTACCACACCACAGACAAGAGTGAGGATAGCGACGATTATAAACTATTGGTTAATGCCAATTTTGACTTGGCAATCGTAGATGAAGCACATTACATATCTAATTCCACCGCAAATAGAACTCGATTACTAAATGATGTTCTTGAAACCATACCAAAAGTTTGGTTATTAACTGGAACACCGATGACATCAAGACCAATTAATTATTTCAATTTATTAAAGATAGTAGAATCACCATTAGCGTTAAATTGGCAATCATACGTTCGTAGAT